ATTTGTTGTTAGTGCTGAATCATGATACTGTGTGGTTGCGCCAGATATACCAGTAACAATTCGAGCCGCCATTGTTTCTGGACGTAGTTTACAGTGATGTCTCCATTTGTGAACCCATGAGGCTGATAGTGCATGTGATGATACTGCCGCTACTGCTGGAGCAACAAACGCTGGACCACCATTAGTTAAGAATGCGCCGCTGTTTGATGGATCATTATCAGAGTATGCTGTGTGCCTTGTACCACCATGTGCTAGCATTGCTGCCGCATAATAGAATTGTTGGTAAATAAAATCACCATGAACAAGTGTTCCTAATCCTTTACCGTTCCAAATATATTGAGCTGTTGCTTCATTTGCACCTTGTGCTACTGGTACTCCGCCATCAGCAATACTTTTAAAGTTTGTTGATGTATTTCCGTATACACCAGTATGTACATCGTATTTTTGTGAAATTGTGTGTGCGCCCATTTTAAAATCATGTAGTAAAAATTGTGATACATATGGACCAGTAAGACATCCAGGTGCTACACCACGAAATAATTCTGCACGTGTTAATGCACCGCTTACTGAATTTACTGGGCCTTTATATTCTGAACCAAATGCATTTAAATTTGTTACTGCACGATCAGCCGCAGTATTTGCGCCACCAAAATTTAATTCGTCAAAAGAAATATCACGTTGGATATTTTGTTCGTAAACTTCAACCATTTCACCTGCGCCGGCAACACTATCTAATGTTGGTGGTACTGGCATAGTAAATCCATAAGCGTCACAACCCATTACTTCACAGATAAATGCACCTAGTGGGTTTGCTAACTTACGTGTTGCGTTTGGTGATAATTGAACATTTTCTAAATCATTTCTTGTACCACGTTCCATTGCCAGTGCTAGTTTTACAACATTTGCTTCTGATGGTAACAAAGTAGTACTGTCATGATCTAATGTTTTGCTGAATAGGGCAGGCGTGTTCATTGTAGATACATCAGTATTAACACTTTGATCACGCTCAAACGTATTCATATTGTTTGCTGTACGACTAGTTCTCATTTGACGGGCTTTGTCAATAGAATAGTCTTCTTCTCTTTTAGCCATTTTTGTCTCCTTCGAAAGATTATAGTGTAGGACCGTCGTCCTACACCATTATTTAACAAAAATGTCTATTTATTAAGCTGGGTTGATAACGTAATGTATCATCAATACTACTCCAACTGATGCGCCTAAGCCTATCATCATCTTAAAGAAGTCTTTGGTTACTAATGGAAACACCGTCTTAAACTTGTGCTTGCCTGTCATTGTTGCCATAGCAAGTTCACGTCCACATAGTAGTCCTACAAACACCCAGGTTGTTGACATTGGAATATCATTAAGTTCTTTAAAGAAATACAAAATCAAAAAGTATACTAGATCAATAATCGTAGCACTACGAACATAACGAGTATTATGCTTTTCAATAACAATATTTTGAATTTTGCCGCCGCCTTCACGGAACATAAAGTATAATCCAACCACAAATATTAGACTAACTAAAATCATTAAGTCCCATGGAATTTCACGTGGTAAAAATACAGCAATATTTGCCATGTCGTGTGACAACCAAGTAAACCACAGGAAGCCTGTTGTTATCCATTGTCCGATGCGCCAATAATTTTTATGTTCTTCTTTGACTGGTTTTGCTTCATCTAGTAATTTGCTTACTACAATCCAAATTGCATAAGCGGCTACTGCGGCTACTGCATATCCCATCATTGATTTCATAAGCATTTTTTCTAGTACAAATGTACTAGCGAATGCACTTAATACTAAAAAAGAAGTACTAACTGGTACTCCTATCCTTGTAAGTATTAATAGTAATCCTGGTGCCATTGCATGATACCATTGTATTTCTTGAAAGGGGATTTTGTTTAGACGACCATAACTAATATCGCCTCCGTTCATATACCATCCATACCAGAGTGTATATAATAAAACAGCCGAAGCGGCTGCCCACATTGTTCTCCAATGAAATTTTTCGTTGTTTGATGCAATCCAAGTACCTAATGTTTGTACTGAATCATTTGCGATGACTGCATAGGCCGCGAATAAAAAGCCCACTATCATCCATAGTGTGAGTAGTTCCATAATTTTCTCCTTTGCTTGCCAGCTTTACCCTGGCGCTCACAAATATATCTTTATGATACGTTTTATTTATAGCACAGAAAATTGTTAGAAGTCAATAAAAAAGGCGTTCCGAAGAACGCCTTTTCTAATTAATGTAAACAGTAAAACTTACTGGAATGATAGTGCTGATGAATCAACACCGATTTTCGCTAGATAGTCTGCTGCGTTACCAAGTGATGAAGCTTGGTTGTTTAGCTCAACGTAGCCATAACGTGTCATGAATGATACTGTTGGCTCGAATGTTGCTGGATCTAGTACTGTGCCTGATGACATTAGTGGGATGTATGGGCAATAGAACGCTGCCGCATCAATTTCACCTTCGCCTTTATAGCCTACTAGGATTTCTGTTGCGTCATTTGCATACTGGTCTACAAACACACGCATTGTGTTGTTTAGTGTACCTACAAATTTCGTGTTAGTTGGTGCCTCGAAAGGACCTTCTGTTGTACGTGCAAATGCTGATGTTGTCGCTGACTGTAGTACAGTTAGGATTGTTGGTGATACAACAACATAGTTACCTGCGCCACGGCGTGTTCTTGCCGCGATTAGGTTTGCCGCTCTGTTGATTAGAACTGCTAGTGCCGCATGCTGGTCACCAACGAATGTTGCTTGACCTGATACGTTACCTTGGTCGTATGTATCTGAAGCTGTACCTGCTAGTGTACGTAGTGAAGTTAGAACTTCTTGGTCAATCTCAGCAGTAATCTCTTGTGCAAGTGCTTGCATGATTTCTGCTTCAACGTCTAGACCGTGCATTGAGTTAGCGTCTTGCGCCGCTTCAAATGTCCAACGTGCTGATAGCTTACGTGTTTTAGCTTCTACAGTTTGCTTTAGTACTTGGATGCTTAGTTTGCGGCCTGCTTCTGCTTCCATTGAAGCTGTTGAAGTTGGACCACCTGTTGCTGCATCACCTGAATAGCCTTTAGCGATTGCAAATGGTGAAAGTGCTTCATCACCTGCGTTTACGCCGCCTGCTGATTCTGAGTAACGTACACGTAGTGTGTGGATTTGGCCTACTGGGCCTGTCATTGGCTGTACGCCAACAAGTTCGTTTGCAATAACAGTTGGCATTACACGACGAATAACTGGTAGGATAACTTTGTTCATTGTTGCGATGTTACCTGCCATTGTTGAACCAGCGGCTGCTGTTTCTGCTAGGTAGCCTTTAGTGTTTTCAAGAACTGATTCCATTACTACCTTCTTGTTGCCTGCTAGACCATCTGTTAGGGCGTCTTTAGTTACGTCCCAATTTTCAAATAGATTTTGTGTCATTTTGGTATTCTCCTATTAGTTGATACCGGCTAATTTTTTAAGGTTAATAATTTCGGCATCGCTTTCAGTTGTCTGTGTGCTAGCCTTATTACCTGTGATCTCAGTCTTCTGAGATTCATTTAATTGTGATTTTGTTGTTGATGCTGATTCGTTAAGAACTGTTGGTAAGTACTTTTTAAACGCCGCTGAAAGTTTTTCAGTCTGTACGCTCTCAAGTAAGTTACCCATCAACTCACGTTTTTCTGCTGCTAGAGGTGAAAGTAAATCATCAAGTGTAGCTTTTCTTGTATTTGCTTCTTTAATGCGTAATGCTTTCTTCTCTGCTTCTGCAATAATTGCTTCTTTAGCTTCAATAGCTGATTGTGCCTCAGCTAGTTTCGCTTTAACTTCTGTCATTTCAGATGTTAGTTTTGAAACAGTAGTGCCTTCTGCTAGGTGTGAACTTGTAAATTCAGCTGCAAATGTTTCAAAGATCTTACGACCAAACATGTTTTCTTTTGCTGACTGAATGTCTTCTTTAAGTGAGCTTAATTCGCCTTTAATTGTTGTTTCAACAATAGTTGCCAATTTTGTGCTTGCTTTAGCTACAAATTCTTTCTTAGCTTGGGCAATGATCTCTTTACCCTCAGAAACTAGTTTTACCTTCTGTTCGATTAGGTCTTTCTTGTCCTGGTGGAATTCATTAAGTTCTGAAGTTAGTTGCTCCATTACGAAGTCTTCTAACTTCACGAAATTTGCTTCTTGAAGTTTGCGATCTGCATGTAGTTCGTTAATTTCTTTTTGTAGTGTTTCCATTACAAAACGATCTAACAAAGCACTATGCTCTTTAATTTTCTTTTGGTAATCTACTTTTGCTTCTACAGCTAGTTTTTTATCCTGTTGAAATTCTTCAAGTTCAGAAGTGATTGTATCTTTTAACATTGCATCTAGTGCTTCCACCATATGCTCTTTGTCATTTTCATAACGAGTAGCAAACTCTTCACGTAGCTCAGTAGTGATCTCTTCACGAGTTTCAGCTAACTTCGCTTCCCACGCTTCTGTAAGAGTTGTGCGTACTTCTTCTGATAGCATTTCAGAACTTAGGAGTTGTTCAATTGCATGAGCCATTATCTTCTCCCAATATCTAAGTTATTAATAAAGTTTAGTACCTCACTCTGGAGATACTTTTGAGCCGTATCGTCGTGATTGGTAGCTTCTGCAACATCTAATAAGATGTTACCACGCTTGCCATTCATTATTTGCTCATAAAGTGGGTCTGGATATGCATCAGGTGCGCTTGGGTTAGCAACGATATCAACTGTTTGAATTTCGAATCCGCTAACTTTGCCGCCGTCTGCAACATTGCCAGTACCTCTTGACGATACGCCAAGTTTTGCACCGTTCTCTAATAGGGTTTTACATATATTTCCCAGTGGAGTAGGTACTAGTTTTAAACGTCCAATGCCATCATCACCGTCCATCCACATTTTTTCAATTATGTGAGATACACGATCTAGATTAACTTGTAAGTCATCTGGATGATCAGCTTCGCCTAGAACTGTAAATCCATCGTCAATTCTTTTTTGTATGCTTTCAACAGCTTTCTTAATTTCTTGACTAGGATATATTCTTTGATTTTGATTTGGCTTGTTACCCTGAATGAAAATACCTTGCATGTACAGGCTTTTACCGTCATCCGAAGCTTCGGTAACGATATTTGCCTGTTTCCATGTAAGATGTTCAGTTAGTGTACGCATGTTACTTTGGTGCCTTGTTAATTAGAGAATCTGTTGATGGTTTAGCTGGAGCTGCACCTTTTTTCTCTGCACCGTGGCCGCGACCTTCAGGTGATAGTGAAGCACCATCGCCTGGGTGTGTAACGCCCATGTCTTTTGCGTGTTCATCTGACAAGCCTTTTGATGAACCTTCAGAACCTTTAGCGCCTGTTTTGATAGTCTCGCCGCCCATGTCATTTTTACCTGCTACTGGCGAATGTTTACCATCGTCACCTGCTGGCATATCTACTGGGTGGATTGCACCGTCTTTACCAACCTTTGTTAGGTCAGCTGCTTCTTCTAGCTCTTCTTCATCTGAGTCTGTTTCTTCAGCTTCTTCTAGCTCTTCATCATCTGACTCTTCTGATTCTGCAAATTCCATTTCCATACCTTCTTCTGGCATTTCCATTTCTGGTGCGTCATCTTCTTTGCCCATGATAGCCGCAAATTCAGCTTTTAGGTCTGCTAGTGCATCTTCAACATCAACCATTGCGTCTTCAACGCCGCCCATGTCTCCGTCTGCTTCTTCGCCACCTTCTTCTTCGCCGTCTTCGTCGCCTGCAAGTTCTAGTTCTGCTTCCATGTCGTCTTCTTCGTCATCATCTTCGCCGAACATTTCTTCAGCTTCGATTTCGTCTTCATCTGATTGAATTTCTTCAATATCATCAATAAAGTCGCCTGACTCTTCATCACGAATGGCTTCTTCTAAGTCTTCTTCTGAGATATCGTCTTCAACGATATCATCTTGCTCTACAAGATCTGAATAGATCTCACGAGCTTTTTCCACAAAAGCTTCATGTAATAGTTCAGATGCTTTAGCTTCCTCACCATTTACTAGGCTTTCAATAATCTGTGTATAACGATCTTGAGCACTCATAATAAATCTCCTTCATGAATAGGTTATAACAATTGTATTTACGGTTACTCTTTACCAAAGTGCCTTAAATACAGATAAAACCGCGATTTTTTTTCTAAACACGGTTTTATGCATAGTTTATGTATATATACTTATAATATATAGGTTACTCTGGAGCCGGAGCAGAATACATTACCTTGTATCCTTGAGTCATTCTTTCATGCTCGGCTTTGGCTGATTCACGTCTTTTTCTCATTTTATTAAGATGTCTTAACGTCATTTTAGGTCTGCGAGTATCATCTACATCCCATTTATTGAATTCATCATCCTCAGCATCTTGTGCAATTTCATTAAATCTCATTGCCTTCTCCTCCACCAGCATCACTTGAAGCCGGACCACCTACTGGGCTGTCCACATCTGTGCCTCCCATATCTGTATCTGCATCATTTTCTGCATCTACATCAGTAGGTTCAAAACCTTCAATATCACCAGTTCTAATACCTACACCACCAAGATCTCTCTTAGCATTGTTTTGTAAAGAAGAATCTGTATTCTCTTCTCTCCAATTAATTTCATTTTCTACAATCTCGTCTTCAGTAAGACCAAGATATTTTTTAAGTATAAAGCGTCTACTCAAGTATTGTACGCCTTCTACTCCACCAAACATTGTAACTCGCTGTGAGTCAAGTTCCATTTCTCTGTAGCTTGCAAAGTTTTGTGATTCAGTAAGTTGTATACTAAACAAGTTACTTGGAATATTAATTCCTCTGTGCTTTAAAAACATTTTAAATTCTTTATCAAAATGTGTTTGCATTGTATTTTGTAAACGCTCACAATATTTTGCAAATCTATATTCTTGAATTAGTGCAGTACCAACCCTACCGTCTTGATAAGTGGCTGTTCCGTCATCGCTACCGGTTGGTAGATAGCTACTAGGTACTCGCAAACCACGCATTAGCTTATTATTAAAATATCTTAAATCGTCAATCTCTCCAAGATTATCACCGCCAGGCAGAACTTCAACTTTACTACCTCTGCCTTCAGCAGTTTGTGCAAAGAAATAATCTTCCATAATTGATAGTGGATTATATGCGGCATCCATTACATTTGTGCCACCGCCACTTTTATTTGGAATACGTGTTTGGTGTACTTCGTTTTTTGTACGTTCAATAAATGCCATTGCTTTGTGTGCTGGCATGTTACCAACATCAATATAAAATACTCTGCGTTCTGGTGCACGTTGTACACGATAGATAATAATACTATCTTCTAATAATTCTTTTTGTTTGTATACTTTAAATACACTATCAAGAATACTTTGTCCAAATGGCCAAGCATTGTTTAATCCGTCACTTAAACTTACATGAACAATGTTACTTGCATCAACTGCAAATTCTTGATTGCCTAAATTGCCAGTAATATTTCCAGCATTGTTACCGAACTTATTACTTGGTGTAGTCATTGTTGTACTTGTGTCTTGTAAATTTTTAGTATCAACTACAACTTTGTCTTGTAAATTAATCATCACATTTTTAAGAATATATTGATCAATTTCTTTACCATTACTTTCGTTAACAATTGCTTTCATAACATCTTCTGGATTTACCCAATATAAGATATATGTTTCTGGATCTCTAATAAAAAATTGATCTCCATATTTAATTGCTGATCTAAAAATACCGAAAATACGTCTATCAAAATCATTAATATTATTCCACTGATTTAGAGCAGTGTCTAATGCACCTGATTCACTTTCAGTTGGATCTTCTTTATACTTGATAACAAATGGAGTTTTTGAACCATCGTCTTCTTGAGTACAAAATTCAGCGATAGTATCAAGAGCGGCATTAATTTCGCTATCCTGATCCATTTGATCATACTGAGTATAACGCTCAACACGATTTGGTTGACCACTGTATACCTCAGGTAGCCAACTTTGCCATCTGCTTGTTCTTGCGTTTCCTGTGTTACCAGGTACGTCTACTCTTGTAAAATGTTTCTTCCAACCTGCCATAATTAATTACCTTTAGTGTATTTAGCCGTTTGCTGCCGAGTTCGCATGCTCTCTTCTACGTTGAGCAATCAGACCATCCACGGCTCGTTCTAACTGTTTCATTGATTCTAAACTAGAAACTTTCATTTGTCGAATACTTTCTAGCTCATTTGTTGACTTTTCTGCACCCTGTTGTATATTTGCAGTAACATTTACTGGTTGTGATATATCAGGCATCTGTGTTTCTGGTGTACCTGTTGAGGTGTTGTCCATTATACTTATGCCATTTAATAAGTTAAGATAATCAGACTCTGCTGGACCTAATGCAAGATTAGATGCTTCTTCTTTTAATGATACCATTTGCCTCATTAAACGTACTAATTCTGATCCAGCTAATGATGATCCAGCGGTTGATGCGGGTAATGGAGTTATTTCACCGTGATCTGCATTTGCATCAATACTTCCGTTTTGGTTAGGAGTAAATCTTTCTGGGCCGCTCTCACCAACAATATATGATTGTCCAGCAGTAACATTACCGCCGACTTCTCTATTTTGCATTTCCCTATATTCTCTAAGTAGCTCTTGGTTACCATAAGTTAAAAATCCACCTTCATCAGTACCGCTTGTGCTTAATCCAGTAATCGAATCTAATGGCTTTGCAACGGTATTAACACCGTTCATAAAATATCCCAACAAGGCACCCATTCCGCCATCTCTTATCAAGGCATCATTGTTCTGATTCATTAAATAATACATCATTTCAACTTGGTCAGCCTCAGTAAAGTCTCCGCTTTCTAATCTTTCTGCTACTTTTTCAATACCAATACTATCCATAATACCAAGCTGACTAAAAAATGAATTAATATCTTGCGCACCTTCTTTTAAAACACCACTAAATGCACCTAATACATCTGCGCCTGTTTCTAAATTAAAAGTAAATAAATCTTGTACATTTTTAACAGCAATACTCATATCGTTAAATGCAGTTGTTAATGTACCAGATTCTGCCATTGCGTCTGCACTATTATTAATAGCAGTATTAAATGCTGATCTATCCATTAATGCAAATGTTCCTAATTGATCCATCATAGCTACAGCCGCGGCTTGGCCTGCTCGTATAGTATTACCTATTTCACCTGTTGCAGATGTAGATAACATTACTTTATTTAAATTTCCATCCATAGCTGCAATTAGAGCATTGTGTGAGTTTTCCATATCACCTGTACGCATTGCATTTTCCATTTCAGTAACCATACCAGGTGCAATTTGATTTAACGCCGCCAATGTTTCTGCTTCTAAATAAGGAGTAAGTTGGAAATTTTCCATATCATTACGATGGTCTGTTATAGCTTGAATGTATGCAGCTTCTAGATCAGAATTTAATGAACTTCCTGCTTCATCAAAATATGGTTGCATTAATTTAAACTGTTGTCCAAAATCATCAACAATATCTTTTCTTTCGAAATCACCAGCTGATTCTAAAAATCTTAAAGTCAAAGCAACACGTGGGTCACTTAAGAAACTACCACGTGCGGCTAATAATTCACTTCTACTTCTACCTGTAAGATTAGCTAATGCAGTCTGTTCCATCATTAATTGCGTAAATCCTGTTTCAGCTTTTTCTTGAGCGTCTGCCATGTTACGTGACACAAATCCAGTTAAACGCATAATTTCCAATTCATCAGCATATGCTCCCAACATCTCATCATGACTCATACCAAAGTCACCCAGATAGTCTGCATTTCTTGATAGTTGTGTAAAGTTAGTTAAGAAGGCATCTGCACCGTTTGATACATTTGATCCAAATGCCATCATTGCAGTTCCGTGACTCTTAATTGTTTCGACAAAACGCCCGTACTCAATACCTACATCAGACGAACGTTTAAAAAATTCATTAAACTTATCTTCGGTGTCGTACATAATGGCACCAGTATCAATAATTGTTTTTTGTATATCATTAAATTGTTCTAGTTTAGCAACATTCCAACCTATAAGAGCACCAGCGGCGGCGCCGGCTGATTTTAACCCAGGCATATAACCTGTCATTTTTTCAGACAAACCTTTGAATACACCAGTTCCACCTAATAATGCACCTGTTAAGTTTCCAGCACCGCCTGCTACTGAACTTAACATTCTCATCATACTACTTAAAGGTCTATCACTGTCACCAAGTTTGTCTACAAAATCTTTAACACCATCCGAAAATTTTTCTAAGTGATCACTTCTTTCTTTTAAATCATCTTCTAAATTACCCAGTGCTTTGTTTACATCGCCTAAACCTTCTTCCATACCCTCGGTATTAAAGTTTAAGTTAGTAAGTTGCTTTACTAGTGCAATTTCATTATTAACCATGCGCTGAATGTTTATTTTAACTGCATTCAGTGTTACTTCACCAGCCCACGCTGGAACAGCAATTTGAGTTCCATCAGGTAATCGTATGTTATGTTGATCAGCCAATTGCAGTTTCTCCTAGGTTTTCACTTTCAATTTTACTTGCAATTCTACTTGCAGTAGCGGCAGCCTCAGCTTCTAGTGCAGCTATTTCTGTTGCAGTATTATCTTCAGTACTAGTACTTATCGCAGGAGAAGAACTATCTTGTGGTAATACACTTGCTTGTTGATCTGGATATAATTGTTCTAATCTTTGTTGATATTCATTTTCACTAGCACCAGATGCCATGTTTAAGCCTGCTTGTTGTGCTTGTGTAAAGCCAGACGTTGGATTGCTCCATGTTTGTGTACCACCATGATCGGTACCAATTACATCAATGTGCGCTCTGTAGTTACCCATATACCCTGCACTACCACCCTTGGCACCCAAAGCAAATGCGGCTTCGAAAAATCTAATAAAATGAGGATGATTGATTGATAGTTTTTGTCCATCTTGATGCAATTCTAAATCAGCCGCTAAACCATCATCATGTCTAGTTGATCCTTTTCTAACTGCTTGGTTATTAAGATAATAAGTTGGACTGCGCCCTCTTGTACGTCTTTTATTTCCTGTGGCGGCTTGGAAATCTGCCATTGACATTTGTCCACCGCTAGTAGTTACAACCTGCAATCCAGGAATATTTAATGATGCGGCGGCGTTTGCAAGCACTTGTCCAAGTTCAGGACTTATTGGTCTATTTCTAACTCTTGCTAACGAAGATTGTTGTTGATCAACAAATTCTGCTTGGCTTGCATTTCCGTTCAATACAGTTTCTGGTTCTGAATCAGCTGGTGTAGAAGAATCTACATCATCACTGGGTATATTAAATCTATTGCGTAATGCTTCAGCTTCTCTATCTCTAAGGTCTTTAAGTAGAGCTGCTTCCTCATCAGTAATAGTCCCCATTCTTTCCTTGGCTTCAAGTTGAGCTTTAGTTAACATATTCTGTTCAGCTTGGTTAGGTGGTCTATTACCATTAATTGGAGGAAGTGGAGGCCTATTATTAGGGAAACTCATAGGTATAGTAGACGATGAATCATTTAATCCAGGAATTTCAGTTTGAGTATCATTGCCACCAGTACCTGAAGGACCTGTTCGATTTCTTCTTCTAGGATTGTTTCTGCCTTTCATTTCCTCACGTTTACGTTTAGCTTCTTCTCTTCTTTTTACTTGGTCTTCAAAACTTTCCAGATTTGGAAATAATTCAGAAAATAATCCGCCCACTACTGATATACCATCATTGAATAAACTAACTGCGGTTGCACCTGCGGAATAACCAGGAGTAATAGTATCAAGAGTTGTTCTCATAGCTATTCTCATATCGTCCATTCCGTCAATAATGTTGTCAGCACTTTCTGCGGCTGGTGCAGATTGTTGAACTATCTTTGAAAAAGAAGCTGTTCTTGCATTTTCAACACTCATCACGCTTGTTGCTGATTCAGCTTGTATTTGAGTAAAGTTTGTTGTAATAGCATCAGTTGTTTTGTATATAGGAGCCTTCTCAAACTCTTGTGCAATCCTAGCTATTGCGTCTGGTATTTCATTTGAACTAATTTGTCCAGTAAAACTATTTTTTATTATATCAAATACTACTCGTTGAGACTCTGCAGGCAATAAACTAATTACAGATGCTAGTTCATCACCAGCCGCATTAACTGCATTATCACTATATTGTATATTTGAAAAACCACGAGCAAATGCATCTTGCAGTAACGGAGCAAGTGTTGGACTAACTTCTGATGCAGTAGTTAAAAGATATGCTTGCACATCTTCGATGTTCTGCAATGCCGCCTGACCATATTTTTCAGCTACAAATTGATCATTCTGGCGTTGTGCTAGACGGAAATTAACATCTTCAAGTTGCTCTCTTCTCTTCTCAAGAATTGAACTTCTTTCTTGTCCAGTAATACTGGCTAATGCTATAGCCATTTCACTACTGTCTATAAATCCTTCATATATTCTTCTTTGTGTTTGATAATCGAGAGTTCGTAGTTCGCCTTTGCGATACATAATGTTTGCTTCTTCAACAAACCTAGCACTTAGTTCTTCAACATTGTAACCAAAGTCGCCTAATAGAGCAGAATCTGCCTCAACAGCCGCTAGCATATTACTCATATTATATGCGCCTCTGAAATAATCCTTTTCTATATTAATTAACATACCACTTGCTTCTCTGATATGCTGTGCTTGCTCCATTAAACTTTGACCAGTCAATGCTGCTTGTGTTCTCATAGTGTTATAGTTTTGTAAATCAGCAGTAGCTAAACCAAAGTCAATCATGGCTCTCATTGTTTTTTCTTGTTCTGATATCAAACTACCATACATTCCCAATACTGCGGTTGCTGTTGTAACAGTTGCACCAGTTGCTGAGCCAAATAACTGCATTCCTTTTCCAAGCCCAGGTACCTTTCTAGCAATGCCTAATAAAGCACCGCTAGCTTCGCCACCTATTTCTGCACCCGACTTCATTAGCTCAGTGGTAGCTTCTAACGGATCTATATCACGTTGTTGATTTCTAATAGCATCTTTTATTTTTGTGCTAGTTCTAACTACAGTTTTAACAGTCTTTGAAGCATTTTTAGATAGGTTTTTTGTAATATCTTCTGTATTTTCTAATTTAACACCTAGACTTCTTAAATGATTTATAGCATTGTTATAGTTTACGCTACCTGTTATAGCTACAAGATCACGTGCCGTTTGCTCGCTAGCCCACGGATATTGACTATGTATAAAGTTTACTACTTGTTCGTCCAATTAACTACTCACTTAATAGATAAATAAAGTTAGACCTAGAGTCTATTAGTAGTATTTATTTGGAGAAAACACTATGTCAAACAATCCACTCATTAAAGCCTATAGAAAACCGGCTTTATATATAACTTTACCCAGTGGAGGGCAATATTACGATCCAAAGCCTACACTAAGTGTAGATGGCGAGCTTGCAATCTATCCTATGACTGCAAGAGACGAGCTTATTACAAAGACGCCCGATGCACTTTTTAATGGAGAAGCGACAAATACTCTTATCAGAAGTTGCGCACCAGATATCCAAGACCCAGACCAAATTCCTGTAAACGATTTGCTTACTATTTTATTAAGCATACGCCAAGCAAGTTATGGTGACAAGGTAGAAGTTGATATTAATTGTCCGCAATGTAAGCACATTAACCAAATGGCTTTTGATGCAAACACAATTTTAGCTAAATCTAAATCTGTTGAGGATGTAGACAGAGTAGTAACACTATCAGGAGACTTTAAGGTTACACTTAAACCATACAGTCTAAAAGATAGAACTATTTTACAGATACAACAAGTTAAACAAGCTAAGATGGTTCAAGCATTAACTGATTCTGCTGACTTATCCGAAGAAGAACAAACTGAAAGATTTGGAAAAACATTTGTGGAAATAGCAAACCTAACTGTTGAGCTAATTGCAAACTGTATTGAAGAAGTTAATCATGATACTGACCTTGAAGAGCCAGTTTTTGATCACGATACAATTAAAGAATGGTTAGCAAACATTACTACAAATGATTATGACCTGATCAAAGAAACTGTCGAGAAATTAAGCGACAGCGGTATCAATCAGATGTTTAAAATAAGTTGTCAGGAATGTGGACATGGTTGGGATGCACAAGTGGATCTTGATATGTCAAATTTTTTCGCAGGTTGATTGCCACTAATCAGCCGTCAGAGATTGTACAAATTATTGAAAATTACAAAAAGCAACATGATGATAGAGAAAAAAACTATATTGAAGTTATGTTGTCAAGTGGTGGTAGTTTAAGTTACGAAGATGTAATGAATATGCCAGTTCCTGCAATTCAGCTTTTTGTTGAAGTTATTAACAAAAGAGCAGAAGATCAGAAGGCATCATCCCGTAGGCGCTAGCCTACGATTGATTTATAATAATCTTCTGGCCAACTATCGTAATAAGATGTACTGTGTAAGTAAGCACGTTTTTCTTCAAGATCCCCACGCAATTGTATAAACACACAATCCTGGAAATTTTTAGCAAAGTGTCCACTATCTTTTGTACTAATAAAATATAATAATTCTGGATTTTCTTTATGCATGACTTCAAGCATATCTGGAATACTATCTACATCATTCCCTTCAATCCACGCAATACCTATTTCGTATTTGGTGTCATCAAACTCTCGAAATTTTTCTAAAGATAAATCTCTGGCATCAATAAATTGTATTTTGCCTTGTAACCTAGCCTTACGGGCAAATGGGCAAATAGGAAATCCGCTATCTCTTTTTGCTTCGATAACGTTAATAGTCCAGTCTATAAACTGTTCTTGGAATTGTTCAAATGTCATGGTATTTTTTTCACTCAGAAGGATCACCAAATGGTGATGTTATAGTTATTTATAAGTCCTTAATAATGCTCTTCGAGCATTAAAACTTCTTAAAGCTATCGCTTTACTCGTTTTGAATTGTTTACATTAATAGTATCGAATTTTTTTTATGGTTTAATAATAATGAATGGAATAAATTATTTTTAACTTTAACCTGAAGTTTAATCACACTATGCCTGGTTACGGCATAGCATGAAGAAACAAATAGACTTTAACCGTCATTATCACCCACATCACAGTAACAAACCTTAAAGGGGAGGCGGTTGAGCTGTACCTCTATTACATGTTGCTTTTTCAGCACGGGTATCGATATGTAGCCACTGTGACGACAGCATATCACCCATCAAGTTCCAAGTGTCAGGAGAGCTTGATCATTTTGTAAACTGTTTCCAGATTACCAACTATTGAGACAATACAAACGTTTCTTACACAAAGGGTAGACGTTTAAGCATCCTGCGACTAACAGGGTAGTGTATTGAATTAGGCCACCAGAATAGCCCTTGCTTACCGTCACACATCAGAACGGATTCAGCGACACAATTATAGCCGGCGTGTCAACCTTATGCTGGTTTATTTTTGAGAATTGTGTTGGAAAGATTCTTTTAGAGCTTTTGATCCGCCTACACGGACGTTTATAATGCCATTGTAATAGTCATCTGTTAGTAATACTTCTCTATCAAACTGTTCTTTTGCTTCTAAGTATGATAATTGGCCTCTGGTGGTACAATAATATAATATTTGTTTTGTGAATTTTTGTTCGCCTAAGTTTTTTATATCTTCTAGTAAGTGTTCCGATGAGCCCCAGTAATCGCGCCAATCACTTTCAACAGTGGATCTGCGTTTACGTTTTTTGCCTTTTAGCGGTGGTTTTGTTTTTTTGAATTGCCCGAGCTTTTTGCCAATGTATTTTTTGCCATTAATAGTATTTGTGATTAGATAGACGAATCCTATACAACCTTCCGGAAGTTGCTGTACTTCTTTGCCTTCATAAGTCCATGGAGTCGTCATCTAATAGTTTATTGATTTTTATCGCAATGTCAACACTTAATTTTTTACCTGTGGTGTCAACTGGTGTTGGTACAAGCTGTCTCATACCTGGTGGGTCTCCTTGCCGGCGCTTGTATATTTTTTCGCCAACTCTTTCGTAAATATAATCTTGCTTATTATTAAGCGTCAACTATCTCCACCTCAGTATTATAAGTTGTAAATCCGTTTTCCTTTACAACCTGTAATACACTGTTTACCCGTCCAACAAGTTCGTCGCGATGCGAGATAAGCAGGATATTTTTATCACGCTCTCTCTCCATTTTTTTAAGTACACCTAACGCACTTTCAACTCCGATAGTATCCATGCCGCTATCAACAAGTTCGTCAATACAAACCAAGTTAATAGGATGATTCATACTTTCAAATACATCACGAAATGCCCAACTAAGTCCTAGTATAAGTCTGTTGCGCTCACCACGTGATAAGTTATCAAAGTCTAAGTCTTGTCCAAGTTGGACAATACTAACTGTTAAGTCACTTTGGAATTGCACTTCGTGTGGCAACCCAAGTTTAGTAATGTAATACTCTAAACGATTGTTAAGGAATTGTAGGTTCTGTTCAATAATCTTTTTGCGAATAAAACTATCTTTGTTTGTTAATAGTTTTAGCAAAAATTCCTGATGATCTTTTAACTCTGTAAGTCTGTTAACTTCTTCCCACTGTACTTCTTGTAGTCCAGTTTCTTTGAGTGTTTTAATTTGATCAACATATGGATTCTCTTCTACTTTTTTAGACTCTAAAGTAGTGTTGTTTGAATCTATTTTACTTTGATGCTCATATGCTTCTTTGATTGTATTATAATGCAAAGAAGGAGCCGCCCCAAGTCCCCCTAATTCGTTTAATGCTTCTCTATATTCATTTATCTGATCAGTGTCAGAAGTAATGTGTCTTACTGACTCTTCTACTAATTCTGTCTTTTGTGCTACAATCTTTTCGTGTTGATCATCATGTAGCTCTTGTCCACATGCATAACATTTGTGTTGTAGCGTAGTATCTAAGTCTTTTTGTGCTTTATCTAAACGCTTTTGTTCACGCTCGATGCCAGTAGTAAGTTTAGCAATCTCGCTGTTTAACACATCTATTTGTGTACGCTTATTGTTAAATTCTTCAAACTCAGCATGTGCTTTAAGTTCTTTTTCAATGTCAACTGAATTTAAGTTTACATTTTCACGTTCTAAATATTCAATATCTGATTGTAGTTTTTCCTGCCAAGTACGCTCACGCCGCTCCAAGTCAGAAATACTTTTTTCAATACGTTGATTTGCTTCTTCAATACCTTTAATACGATATGTTTCTTCTTGAATACTATCTTTACTATACTTTACAAGCTCTTTTAAAATATCAGCTTTTTCACTAAGTTGTGTAATACCTAGTAATTGTTCAATCATTTCACGCTGATCATTTGCTCGCATGCTCAAGAAAGGTTCAGTATAAGTGTTCAGTGCCACAACATGCTTAAACATTGTGTGGCTCATCCCTAATACTTTTTCGATAGCATGTTGGCTAAGTTTACCTTCTCCCTGCATTTCGTCAGTAATATCATCAGAACTGTCAATATTATTAACCATGTATTTGAAAACATTTGGTTTGCGTCCTCGCTCAATACGATACTCCATACCATCTTTTTCAAACTCAACAGTAACTAACATCTGTTTATTGTTAGTTTTATTGATTAGATTATCTTTTTTAATGTTATATAATGCATTACCAAACAATGCAAAGCTCAGTGCATTAACAATAGTAGTTTTACCTGTACCATTACGTGAACCATCGCCACCCAAATCAATATTGTTACCCAACACAAGTGTGAGCCCATGATTATCAAAGTGTACAGCCTGTGTTACATTGCCAACACTCATAAAGTTTTTAACAGATATATTTTTTATTTTCAGCATATTAATTTAAACCATTATAGATGGAGATAAGAACTTCATTTTTGACAACCTCGCTGTCAATAGTAGTAAGTTGATTAAGTACAATTTGATCTACATTTTCTACTTCTATCTCTGCACCCTTACTCCAGTCTTGTGCGTGTTCTTCTTTTTTACTAGGCAACAAACTTATCTCTCTCAAATCATATTGCTTTAAGAAAGTTTCCTTGATAAAATTTGCCTCTTCGTAAGTAATACCTACATCAAGGGTAATCCTACAGTGTGTTTTATTCGACAATACTTCTTCAGGATTGTCAATCAATTTAGATAAATTTAGTGTTCTATACTTTGGAGCATCTGGCCAATTTACAAACTCAGGCTCTTGTCCCCATTTCAAAAATGTAATACCACGATCGTCATCCCATGCATCAGCATAGTTGTGTGGAAAACAATTTCCTGGATAAATGATATTTCCGCGAGTTTGTCTTTTATGAAAGTGTCCACTAAAAACTTTTTCAGCTTTACGCAAATCGTCTGGCTTTAATCCATGTCCATGATCTGGCATTTGTACCATCGCATTCATAAAGAAGTGTGGTAGCTCAAAATGTCCAAATATATATTTGACATTGAGTTCTTTTAATTTTTTATGTTCATCTTCTACAAGCCATGGAACAAATGCACAATCATCTTCAACTAACATTCCATCATTAATCATTCTAATGTTAGGATATTTGTCAACCATTGGAACACTGTGTATTTCTCGCTTTTCTCGATAATACAAATCATGGTTTCCTGTAATCATAATAACTTCATCAAATGAGTCATTTAATCGTTGTAAATTACTGGTTGTATAATTTAGTGTACTAACATTGATGCTGGCACGGTTATGATGCCAATCACCTAAAAAGAGACATTTTTTAATGTTTCTTTTCTTTGCTTCTTCTATCATCCAAATGATAAATTCTTCACAATCAATGTTGTGAATTCGTGAGTTATTTTTCATACCGAAATGAATATCGGTAAAGATTACTGCTTCATCAAATAACATGTTTTAACTATGTGTCCTTGGTATCTTCTTCAGTTTCAGGGGGTTTTTCAGATTTTAAACGCTCTTCCCATTCAGCATTAAATGTACGGGTAAAGCTAGGGTTTAATCCGCCTTCTTCCAACAAATCATCTCTAATGTTCTGTCCTCTTTTTTCTAGATTGAGAACTCTAGTAAAGCTGTTGTTTATAGCGGCAGTATAATATGCAAATGGATTTTGCGACTTAACTTCGTTAAATTGTAAACCAATTTGTGTTAATTGTAACAATGCTTGTCCACGCATTTCATCTACATATGTGTAACCTCGCCAGTTACTTTTCATGCTATACCTATGGCATAACATCATATACATTCTTGCCAAACGATCATTTGTAGTACCATGTGATACACTAAAATGTCCGTTACCAAGTCCACCTTCCCAATGACTACGTGCTACTTCTTTCCATTCGTCCTTTACTTTAGCAATATGCTTAAAGGGAGGAAAGTTGCACTTAGCATGTCTGTCTGCTTCTGTCTTTGGATTAGTTTTTCTTTGCTCTTCTGGAACATGATCAAATGTCATAATCCTAATTACAATTTCTTCATCAAGTATTGTTGCGGGATCAACAACAAAATCAGCACCTCTAGGTTTGGTTTTACGCTCAAGTTCTCCACGTTCCCATTTTTTAACCTGTTCTTCATGTGCTAATTTTTGCATTCTAGATGCACGATTTTGCTTTGCCTCTGCAATATGCTCGTCAGTTATCTCCTGATCCTCTTCCAAAATTAGGTCGAAGTAGTGATATTTGTCGTCCATTACATAACAATAGCTCATTTTGCTGTTGTGTATCTCTTTTAATAACTCTTTATTAGATAGATAGTGATTTCTTGCCATAGATTAGTCCTCTGATTAAACTTAATCTAACACTATTTTGTTAACGTGTCAACCGGTATTTTTCCAGGCTAAATACCTATAGGAGAAAAGTCATGCGTATTGATGAAGTAATATTAACAGAAGCAAAAGCAAATCGAGTTATAGCAATTATGCCAGGTGGATTTCATCCGTTTCATCCTGGGCATAAGAGTCTATATGATTGGGCGTCTAAAACGTTTGGGCAAAGCAACGTATATGTTGCGGCAACATCAGACGTTAGTACGAGACCATTCCCTTTTGATATTAAAAAGCAATTAGCATCAATGGCAGGCGTTCCAGCTGAAAGATTTATACAAGTCAAATCACCATTCAACATGCGTTCTTATGCAGATATTTTAGATAGTAATACTGCACTAGTATTTGTACGCAGTGTGAAAGACAAGGGCGAAGCGCCTATGCCAGACCAAACTAAAAAGAATGGTGAGCCAGGCTACTTACGCACTTACACAGGAAAAAATACACGAACATCAGACGAGATGGGTTATATGGCATACGGTCCAACTATCAACTTTAACTTTGGTGGCATGAGTATAAAAAGCGCAAGTGAACTAAGAGCCGCATGGCCTAACATGGGTGAAGAAGAAAAATTAAAAGCTGCACAATTAATGTACGGCAATGGTGCACCAAAAGCAGTACAGCTATTGGATCAAGCACTAGGCAATGGGGGACAGGAATAAATGAGCGGTGGTATTAACACAAGCCAAAGAACCACGTTAAGAACAAAAGGTTCAAGTTTCAACTATGATGGAATATTATCTCCTCTCAATTTAGATCGAGGAGTTGTGTTCCCTTATACACCTGTGATTAACATTGGACACTCGGCAAACTTTGGACAATATGATATCACACACGGAATTTACCAGCCAAATTTTTATGTAAATACTCCTAACCCACAGATAGATATGACATGTACATTTACTGCTCAGGATATAACAGAAGCAGAACACACAGTAGCATGCTTACATTTTTTTAAAGCGGTAACAAAAGGTGATTTTGGAGAAGCATCCAGAGCCACTACAGCAGGCACACCGCCTCCAGTACTTCTCTTTAGCACATATGGTAGTGCAACAGCGCAAAACGTTCCTGTTGTTTTGCGTTCATTTAACTATACATTGCCAGATGATTTTGATTATGTTACTGTTGAGACTGCCGCAGGACCACAAACTATACCAACACAAATGATGGTTGCAATTAGTTTAATTCCACAATACGCACCGACAAAAGTTAGAAAAAACTTCAACATACAAGATTATAGAAGTGGCAGAGCTGGAGGATTTATGTAATGAAATTTAGATCAGATAGCATGTATAGGAATACAAAGGTTGTTAACAGTAAATATTTGGATATCATGGATCCAATTATTGATAATGTTGCATCTTTTCCAACTCGCTCATTAAAAATTACAGCTAAACAAGATAGGCGCCCAGATATATTAGCACATGAACTTTATGGAAACGCCAAACTATGGTGGGTATTTGCAGAGTTCAATCCAGATTCTCTGAACGATCCTATTGTAGATTTTACTGCCGGAAAAACTATCATAGTACCAACAAGGTTCTCATAAAATGGCACAAGGCGACAGACGACGACAGGCTCCAAGGAGCGTAAGAAATAATAATCCAGGAAACATCAGAAATAATCCTAACTTTACATGGCAAGGACAAACTGGCGTAGACTCTGGCGGCTTTGCTGTCTTTGATACACCAGAAAACGGCTCAAGAGCTATGGCTAGGTTATTACAAAATTACCAAGGCGATGGTACTGATGCAAACACAGTTAATAAAATTATTCATCGCTGGGCACCTCCTAACGAAAATGACACAGGGCGTTATGCACAAGAAGTAGCAGATGCGATGGGCGTTGGTGTTAATCAACCAGTTGACTTATCTAGAAATCCAGAATTACAAGCTAAAATGATGGACTATATGACTCAAAAAGAAGGTGGGGCTAGAGCGCAAAGTTATTTTGAAGATAGCCACGCTGTTGGTATTGGGATGCAAAACGGAACAGTTACGTCAGCAGAAGCGATTGCACAAGCAAACGCACAACGAGTACCAACTTCTCCTAGACCAGAAATGTCAGATGGTGACAGAGAAAGAATAGCACAAATTGATGAAGCAATAGAAAACAATTTGATTTATCAAAATGCACAAAGAGAATTAGCAGCAGACCAAGCAGCTTTTGATGAAGAGTTCGGAGCAACACATAATCCAGATGGCACTGCTAAAGTTGCAGGAGTAGATGATTTAGACTTTGGTAGACCAACTGGAGACGAAGAAGGCGATCCTTATAACTTTCAAGGTGCAGCATCATCAGTAGCAATATTAGAAGCAGAAAAGAAACAAATACAAGACAGACTTGCCGCAGAGCAAGCGGCATGGGATGAACAAAATGCTGGTGCAGGAGATGCAGACGATGAGGTTGAAGAAACCATTGGAGCAGAGGATCCTGATTTAGCAGACGAATTTACCGATCAATTTAATGCAGGTGCCGAAGACGCAATCGTGGAAGGACCTGATCCTGTTGAGCGTTCATATTCAGATGTAGTAGTTGAAAATTGGATGACTCAAAATGATCTAACAACATACAAATGGACATTTTATCTTGTTAAGTCAAATATTTGGAATCAACCAACAGTATTAGAAAATGACGACAGTGTAACTAGACAAGGTGATGCAGTTGTAATAGCTGAAAGCGGTGTTGAGACTGCCTTTGCTATTGAAAATATGTTAATGCTGAGTAAACTTGTTGGTGGTACAGGTGCAGTTGGAACATTCCAATTTGACTTGTATGAGCCATATGGATTTACATTTATGGATCGGTTAGTAAAACTACAACCAAATTTTTATGGACAAATGGGATTGCAAAGTGCATTATTTGTTCTTAAATTGGAATTTTTAGGAAGAGATCCTGACACTGGTGTAGAAGTAAAATGGCCAGGAAAGAGTTTTTTCTATCCTTGTACAATACGAGAAATGAAAGGCAATGTTGATGCTAGCGGTAGTAGATATAATATTGTGGCTTTCAATACAAAACAAAGTGCAGAAGCTAATGTTACAGTTGTAACTGATATTAAGTATACAGATGTTGGTAATGTAGAGAGTTTAGCATCCTCATTACAGACAGCATTAAATGAACATGAAAACGATATTAGGAATGGTGGTAGAGATCCTGCAGATATCCCACCAAATGCCACTGCTCAACCTATTAAGCAATGGGAAATTATATTTGCGCCAAGTGCAACAGGACAAGAGTTTAATTTACCCAAAGCCGCATTCAGTAGTACTGAAGATCAAGCTATGGCTGCAATGCTCAGTGCAAGTAATGAAGATCCAAATCTAAGAGATGGTACTGTTGGTAATAATACAAATATGAAAGTATTTTTGGAAAGATTAATAACAGCTAACGTTCCTGAGTTTGCACGTTTTGCAGCAGAGCATCGTGAACAAGGATACAGAGTTCCATATATACATGTTGACACAAACACAGTAGTTGGTGATGGTGTAGACCCAGCAACAAATAATAGACAAGCAACAGAACAATTAATTGTTGAGATTAAATGGACTTATACTAATATTAATAATGATCCGGAAATTGCCAGACAACAAGCCACAAATCCAACATTCCAAAATGGAAGATTTGATGACTTGCCAATTAGCAAAGTGTATAGATACCTGTACAGCGGAGAGAACACACAGCTAGTTAATTTTGACTTGACATTTGATACATATTTCTTTAATGTTAGAGATCCAGGACTAGCTAATACATATGCAGAACCATCTGGAGTTGTTCACCCTGGTGCAGGAGTAGTAAGTAATAATACATCAGCACCAAGAGATATTGTTAATAGTGGACCTATCGGACAAGTTAGAGTTGGTAGATTTTTAAGCGACATTAAAGTTGATCAAGATGACATGGCGATACAAATACCAAGTTATGGCTTTGCTGCTTTAGGTAGTGCAGCACAACAAGTGTCAGACATTAAAAATGGAAATGTTGATACAGTGGATGCGGTTCGTGATGCGGCACTTGTTGGCAGAGACATGGATTTTATGACTGCTAGTTTTGAAATAGTTGGCGATCCATTTTGGATGGGTGCGCCGGGTGCAGTTATAGCAGGAGATCAAGACTTGCTAATTGAATATGCAGATGCAGATACAATGATTGTTTTCATTAATTACCTAGGTAAAGAAGAAATGTATGAAGCTGGATATTCAGGCAAAGCAGATATGGATCTTGTTAGTAGCGGAGTATATAGAATTACAGATATTGAAAGTAAATTTAGTCAAGGACAATTTACACAAATCCTAAAAGGATATAAAGATACAAGAACAACACCAAGTATTGTTAAAAACAAACTGGAGAATATTGGATGAGCGGTTATAGAAACACTAACATAAACAACATGCCAGGCAGAGTACAGCAGGGCGGTAGAGATGGTGTGAATACCATTGCTGGAGTGTATCCAGCAGTTGTTGTAAAAAATAATGATAGTACGATGATGGGTAGAATTGAAGTTCGTATACCAGAATTTGGAAACCCAACATCAAAAGCAACACGTATGATATCATTAGTTTCTCCAATGGCTGGTATTAATAATTTACCAAATGTTGAAGATGATTATAAAACTGATTCAGGTACCGCTAGTAGTTACGGTATGTGGCCACAACCTCCAGCAGTTGGTACAGAAGTATTAGTAGGATTTAGTAGTAGCCGAGAGGAAGGCTTTTATTTAGGCTCGTTTATGAGCAAAGACAGAAATAGCATGATGGGCGGACATGCAAGTACTGAAGCATATGATCCAGATACTGGAGAATCAAGTTTTGGTCCAACACTAGAAAAAAACCCAAATGACGGACAGGACTCAACTACTAGACCTATGAATAGCTTTAATGATGCAAAGTTAAAGCAACAAGGACTTGCAGGAGATCTTGTACGTGGACACAGTCAAAGTACAGCTAGGAGAGAATCTCCAAGTAAAGTTTTTGGTATGACTACAGCAGGCGGACATGTATTAACAATGGATGATGGCGCCGCTGATGGTAGCGGAAGTCAAAATATTAGAATCAAGACTATGAGCGGAGCTCAGATACTAATGGATGATACTAATGATTTTATTTTTGTTTCCAATAGCACAGGCAGTGCATATATTGAAATTGACAGTGAAGGAAATATTGACATGTATAGTGCTAAAAATGTAAGTGTACATGCAGAAGAAGATATAAACTTCCACTCAAAACAAAATATTAACATGCAAGCAGACCAAGGAGTTAATATCAAAAGCACAGGTGCAGAAGGTATAAAAATGGAAGCAAGTGTTGGCGGCATACACCAAACAGCCAAAGATATATGGTCAGTAAAAGGACTTACATCAAACATCACAAGTAACCATCACAAAGAGACAGCAAGTAGGATTGACATGAATGGTCCTACAGCAACTATACCTACTGAAATTACAATGCAAAGTCAAGTAGCAAATAGAAATATCTTAGAGA